CGATCTGGACTTGCAAGCGTTTCGAGGCCACTGACGGTGCGACCTCTGTGCCTTCAACGAGGACACTGACCAGCGCAAGCGCTGCATTCATCGTTGATGGTGTGCAGGCAGGGGATGTCGTTTACATCAACGACACCGGTGACACTGAGGACAACGGTTTCTACGTTGTTCAATCTGTCCCTTCCGCTACGACCTTGATCGTCAACAGGGATTTCCCTTCAGGGAGTCTGACTGGGTTGACCTTCGCTGTCTACGGTGCGAACCATCCTGACCTGGCTGACGGCGACACGTCGACCGACGGCGAGTTCACATCAGCTCTCGCGAAGTTCCAGGATCACAACGTCAAGGCTGGTGATCTCCTCATCATCGAGGACGCCACTGATACTGGGGACAACGGGACCTACGTCATCACTGGTCTGAAGACTGGTTCTGAGGATACCACTCTCGAGGTCAATGTCGGTGCGTGGGCTACTGGCTCGCTGACTGGATTGAACTATCGTGTGGTTCCTGGGATCGCCTACTTCACTCCCGAGTCTGAAGGTGAGTGGGCTGACGGCGCTTCGCTCAAGACTGTCGTGTCATCGGTCGATACTACCCAGTTCGATCTTGAGATCTACGACAGTGGCGGGTACCTCAACGAGAAGATCTACAACCTCACGTCTGCAACTCTCGAAACGGAGATGGCTGATAGCTCCTCGCTGTTCACTGCAGATGTCGTGACTGGTCGTCTCGGACCTGCTGTCGAGTACACTGCGACCGTCAATGGTGGAGACAACGGCACCACAGGTCTCGTCGACTCTGACTTCATCGGGACAGGATCTGCAGGCCTTCAGCTTTTCAAGAACATCGAGGAAGTCGAAGTCGACGTCCTCTTGGTCCCTGGGTACTCATCGCAGAACATCGGCGATGCGCTCGTCAACATGTGCGAGCTGACTCGCGGCGACTGCATGACGATCTTGGATCCTCCAGACTATCCGACTGTCGGTTCGGTGCAGGATGTCATCGACTGGCACAACGGTACTGGTGGGTTTGGGCGGACGAGTTCGATCAACACCTCCTACGCTGCTCTGTACTGGCCATGGGTCAAGATCTACGATCCGTACCACGATGTAGATCGTTGGACTGCTCCGTCAGGGCATGCAGTCTCGGTGTGGGGCTACAGCGACAATCAGACTCAGCTCTGGTTCGCTCCTGCTGGCCTCAAGCGAGGGAAGGTTCGTGGAGGCAGCGACATTCGCTACTCCCCGGATCAGGGTGAGCGAAACGCGATGCAGGTCGGTGCGAATGTCAACCCGATCGTCAAGTTCATCAAGGAAGGCATTCACGTCTACGGGCAGAAGACTTGCCTGCGTGCGAGCTCGGCTCTCAACAGAGTCAACGTTCGCCGGATGATGCTCTACATCGAGAGAGCGATCCTCGATGCTTCCAAGTACATGGTGTTCGAGCCGAACGACAATGCGACAGATCGTGAGATCGTTCGACTCATCACTCCGATTCTCGAGTACGTCGAAGGCGAGAGAGGGATCAACGAGTTCCTCGTGGTTGTCGACGACACCACGTCACCTCCTGCGATTCGAGAGCAGAACAAGCTGATCGGCAAGATCTTCGTCAAGCCGACCACGACCGCAGAGGTCATCGAGCTGCAGTTCATCCTGACTGCGCAGACAGCAGACTTCAGCGAGCTGCTCGCTGCGTAGCTAGGACGTCAACAAGACAGTCAATAGGAGTAACCGATGCCGGTTCCCCAGGATTCAAGACACATCGCAAACCAGGAAGGGGACTTTGCACCTCAACACCAGAACCAGTGGATGCTTGAGATCGCTGGCCTGGACGGGGACGCGAAGGATCTGATCGTCCTTTCTTTGCACTCAGCTGCTCTTCCTACGGAGACGAGTAACATCGTCGAGATCCCGTACGGGAATGAGACTCGGAAGGCTGCAGGGAAGGTCACCTTTGAGGATATCCCTCTGGTCGTGAAGGACTGGGTCGATCGTGGTACTCGGAAGGCCATCATGGACTGGCGCCGAAGTGTCTACGACCCCGACACAGGGAACGTCGGAGTTCCGTCAGCCTACAAGAAGAAGGCAGAGATCATCATCATGGCTCCCGATGGGACGCTGGAGCGCAAGTGCGAGATCACTGGCGTGTGGCCTTCTTCAGTCAATGGCGGTACACTCGACAATACCGCCGACGAGCAGGTTCTTATCGAGGTCACGTTGACCTATGACAAAGCAAAGTGGAACCTGTAGCCAAACCAATCAGTCAACAATGATAGTCAAACCGACAAGTCAAGGAGTCAGGTATGTCCGAAGAGTATCTCAAGGAGGTGGTGCTTCCATCTAGGGGACTGTTCTACGACGGTCAAATTCCTCATGGGGTCGTAACTGTCGAGCCTATGGGGACTAGAGAAGAGAAGCTATTCGCCTCTGCCAAAGCAGGCGCCTCTCGGCTGGTCGACAAAATCTTCAACTCCTGCGTGCATTCTCCTGTCCCTCACGAGAAGCTCATTCTCGGAGACCGCCTCTTTCTCCTCCTACAACTTCGCGTCGTCTCTTACGGAGAGATGTACAGCTATCCTTTCCGGTGTTCGGATTGTGGGGCGAAGGTCTATGTCGAGGTTAACCTCGATGAGATTCCGATCAACTACGCGGATGAGAGTGGGGAGTACCCTTTCCGAGTTGAGCTTCCTATCAAGAAGGATGTTCTTGAGCTTCGTCTCCTCACTGGGAAGGATGAGGAGAACGTTAGTAGGTATGGGAAGTCTCTGACTTCGAAGGCTAAAGGTCCCGGAGGAAACTCGGCGGCTCGAGGAGCAGAGCATGTCTTCAGGCTCGCTCGTCGTGTCTCGACGATCAACGGTGAGATCCCTACGATCAAAGAAGCCATGGTCTACATGGAAGCTTTGAAGGGTATGGATACGATTGCTGTTCGCGATGCAATCGCTGAGTACAATGTTGGTCCTGACATGAATCTCGAACCTGAGTGTAGCTCCTGCGGGTATGCGAACGGGCCCTTTGTCCTACCGTTCGATGTCGAGTTTTTTCGTCCTCGCCGACGTAGTCCCAAGGCTCCTGACTATCTTAGAGCAGCAGAAGCTTTTGATGATGAAAGGCCTGACGTTTCAGGACGTTGAGGCTATGCCTAGCTTTGAGCGAGAGTACTTCTATAAGGAGTACTGCGAGTTCTTCCGCGATAAGAAAACCGGGAAGATAATGATCTGATGGCTGATGATCCAAAACAACTAGGCTTTGCGTTTGGCGTCCAAGCTGAGGGTGTTGAGTCCCTCAACGACGTCGAGAAAGCCTATTTGCATATGAGCCAGTCGATCGATAAATCTTCTCGGTCGATTTCTGGGTCGCTTGACGAGCAGAGTACTGCGTTTGAAGGCGCAGAGGATGCTGCGGAAGAATCGGCTCGTCAGCAGGAGAAGTCTTCGTCCAAGTTCCAGGATATGGACGATGCACTTCGTAGCAACATTCTCAGCTTGGATGACCTCGGACTCTCTTGGAGCAACTTCATCAAGTTCCTAGGGGCTGTAAGCGTCGGCGCAATCATTCTTGGAGTAGTGAACTTCTTCAAGCGTGCAGTTGAAGAGGCTATGAAGTTTCGCCGTGAGATGGCGAAGCTCAATGAAGCATTCGCAATGAATGCTCAGCAGGCACGGGAGGTATCGGCAGCGGTAGGAGCGATCACAGATCGTGCAGGGATCACACGCGAGGAAGCCTTCCAGCTTACGAAGAAGCTCCTTGAACTCGGACACGTTCCTGGCGTTGTGGAGAAAGTCGGGATCAGCTTGAAAGAGTTGGCAAAGACGACAGTAGACCTCGCTGGGGCGACAGGGACGTCCCTCGACAATGCAGCTGAGTTCGCCGATCAGTTGATCCGTATCAACCGAATTCCTGCGATGCGTATTCGTAACATTGGCGCTGCTATCAAGCACATCGCTGATGTGTCGAGGCTGACTGCTGATGACTTGATAGGGCTCAACAAGAATCTCGAGCCTCTGTTTGCTGCTCTTGGGGATTCATCAGCGAAGGCTCGCGAGGATCTCACTGTCAACTTTATGGGCTTGGCTGGAGCTCTCAGCGATCTCGGAATCGATGCTGCGCAAGCAACTTCCAAGTTTGCGGATATGCTCGACTGGACTTCAGAGTCTGGACAGCAGGCTCTTGGTACTCTCGCTAACTTTACAGGACTTCCAGCTGAAGGTATCGAAGAGCTCATCAAGACCAATCCTGCGAAGCTCTTCGATGAAATCGCAAAGTCTGCATCAGGGCTCGACGATGCCCAGCTTCGTATGTGGGGTCGAGAGCTCGAAGAGAGCATGGGTCTTGGGTTTGTCGATCTTGAGAAACTTCGTCGCTTTGGTCGTGAGAGCGATAAGACGTTTGAGCAGCGTGCTGCTGCGGCTGCCGCTGCTGCTAAGGAAGAAGGAGCACTCGCTGAGAAGGCAGCCAAGAGGCAAGCCAAGCTCGATGCT